TAACTTTTCTGGCTCTTCTTCAACTACTTCTTCTTCTTCATCTACTTCCGGTTCTACAGTTTCTGCCGTAATAGGAACTTCGGCTTCTTCCTCTACTTCAAACTGTACCTTATTTTCTTCTTTCTCTGGTTTATCTTTACGATAGGATTCAACATCCATTTCATCCCAACCGTCTTTTTTATCTTCTGGTGTCATTTAATTTATCTTTCCATTTTTTACGTAGATTGCGAATCCACGTTTACGCTGCTTCAGTAGTTAAATTAAACATTGTGTCGAGATAAGCTGGATCTTCGACTTTCATGATAATTTGGTCATCAAACAATAATATCAGACATATACCCTTATATACAAATTTATGTCCTACGTGACGGCCATAGGCAACAAAGTCTCCGTCTTTACACCAAGCACCGTTTGGAAACTTTGATTCTCCTTTATAAGCCGTATCGCCTACCTTTAGAACTCGACCAATAGTGGTGAGATACTTTACATCATCAGTAAATTGATCTGGTAATAGTATACCACCTTTTGTTTCCTTACGCACAACTACCGGACGAACCAACACATGATATCCCGGTAAATCTGGTAAAGGTTTCGGATCAGCTAATTTATCATCACTAATCCAATCTTCGTTTTTAATAGCGCCGCTAAGTCTTGCGTGTTGCATGGTTACTTATTATCCTCTTCATTATCAATATCACCATATTTATTAGCTATATCTTTGAGAATAGTTTTAGATTTTTCCATTCCTTCGATAACACCAATCAGATATCGATACTCATCATAAGAGCTACACACACCTGATGCAAGATTTAATTTAATCGTTTCTAATTCCTTTTCAATCTGTTGATCCAAAAAATATGTATCTATAAATTTACTTTCAGGAACCATTACAATCCTTTACTTCCGGTCTTCTTACCTTTTGCTACCCAGTCTTTCTTTCCTGTCTTAAAAGAATCATGTTTACGACTCATGCCAATACCACTCCATTGTTTGGTACGGCCTTGTTTAATGTTGTCTTGTGATTTAGCCATTATAATACTTCTCCTGTTATCTCGTAACCGCACCACCGCCACGCAGGGCTACACCAATCGAACCACCCTTCTTGACGTTCACACGACCACGACGGCGTTTGCCCCAATCACCATAAGACTCATCACGCCTCGCAGCCATTGATTGCGTCTTACCAGCTTCAGGACCAGTCCTCATACCAAGTGACTCATCTTCACGATCACGATAACCCTGTCCACCAGCAGCATACTTCTTAATCTTACCACCATCCTTCTTCTTAACAGGACCACCCTTCTTTCTACGTGCAAAGGGAAGCACACCAGCCCTTTTCTCTTCCTGTGGATATAGACCGACTCTGGTCATCCCACCACGTTGTTTCTTGACAGTACCACCTGTCTTCTTCTTCTTTGCCATGCTATTTCTCCTTTTTGCATTATTTCCTAAATTAGGCGTTAGTTCTTTTGATACGTCACTTCTAGATATTGTCATTGTTATTTTGAATATTTCTTTCTAATTTTATTATAATGATTTTTCCAATCATTAATAAAATCTTCAATTGTAGCCTTGTTACCTTTACGTTTAGTTTCTGGACGTAAGTTATTCTTTACATTATTTCTAATTCCATCATCTTTAATATCATTTATTTTACGAGAACGGAATTGTCTTAATTCTCGCCATCCTCTTAATCCTTGCTGATGAACCATCATAATATCAAAAGCCGTTACATTTCCTTTTCCTAAATCTTGTTCTAATATAGGAAAATTCTCTTCAATAGATTTATCAAACAAATTTTGTTGAACATCTTCTTCCATTAAAGATTTTTCATCATCTATACCTAATTCTTTTGCTCTTGATGGCTTAAACATAAATAAACCTCTAGCTCTATCCGGCGATTTTCCTTTAACTATATTAGCAGGATTCAAACTAGATTCTATAAATGCTATAGTCTTTTTATCTATAGATGATATATAAGGACTATCTGTAAATATTATATCTTTTTTTGATTTAACTTCTGGTTTTGCTGGTGACTTTATCCCAGGTATTTCAACTATAGGTTCAATCCCTGTAGGTTTTAATGGAGATATAGAATCAGCTAAAGCATCAAGAGAAGCTAAAGGCGGTTCCGGTATTGCTGGTTCTGATGGCGGTACAGGTGCTGGAGGTACTTCTTCAACATCTAATCCTTCTAATGCTGTTAAATCCATATCACTAGGTTCAGATGGTATATATCCATGAAGTTCAAAAAACTTTCTCATCTGATCTACTATACCTGGACCTGGAGAAACAGGTGTTTCGGGTGTTTCCTTTTGTTCACTCCACTCCCAAGGATCTCCTATAACTAGTGGATTTTTAACTTCTCCTTGACTGGCAAATCGTTCTGGCGTTAAGTCTACTTCTTCTTTTAGTTTTTCAATTGTTAATCCTGTTTCCTTCATTAACAATTTCATCATTTCTATAACAAACTTATCATCACGATCTTCCTCTTTACTTTGAGAAAGAACAGAACGATCTTTTTCCAGTTCTTTTATCTTAGCCAATTTCTCTGCCGCTTCTATCTCAAGCGTATCCTTTTTAAGATCCAATTCCTCTTCTTCAAGAGCAATGTTTGCAGCTTTCTGAGCAGCATCTATCTTCAATCTTTCTCTCTCAAGATTAAGCTGTTCTTTCTGAAGTTCCAAAGTCTGCCGTTCCAGATCTTCTACAGTACCCATTTCAGCCATACGCTGGTTGTTCTGTAGAATTTCCTGTGCAGCACCTCTGGTAATTTCACTGATAGCTTCTTCGCTACCTACACCAGCCTGTTCCACACCAGCTTCAAGCATCCCCGTCATTTGCTCCTCATACTGCATTATCATATGCTCTCTGATATTAGCTTGCAATAGCGGAACAATCGTTTGCATAATAGGATTCTGACCCAGAATAGGATCATTTATAAATGACTCCTTTACAATGATATGAGCTTGGTGATCCTGACCGGGAAAAGCCTTTATAGGCAACCCTTGGGATACGGCGTTTATATCAGAAATAGGATCACGAGGAATAGGCTTTTCCTCCGGTATAAGGAATCTATCAGGATTCTCAATACCAGCCGCATCCAACATCGTGCTGTTTATCTCTCTAAGGTTGTACATCCCGGCAGGAGCTTGTGAAGCCATCTGCATAACCATCTGTGCCATCGCCAACCGATGCGAAGAAGATGGTACGTTTGGATCTGAAACAGGAATGATATCAACTCGTCCATCGAAATCATTCTTGAATATCTGTCCTTCTATATTTGGAATATCATAAGGATATTCATTGGGAAGGAAATCATAATTGATACGAGCTAGAATACGAAATTCCTGCCTTTGACTATAATGAAGACGTTTATGAATAGCACTAAAGAATTTAGTGGAAGCCTCAAGAAGAGCAAGGGTAGTTCCTACCGGACCATAGTTGGTAGAATCCGCAATGACCTGTTCCGTCGAATCGGCAAACTTCTGCCCAGCCGCTGCTACATACTCCAGCATCTTCATCAAAGTTTGTGAAGGTTCTTTATAAGGTAGTGGAATGATTGACTTTGTTAAATCAATACCAGTGGCTTCAACTTCCTTAAACTCACCGGGAGCAATAGGATCATTATCTCCTACAATCCTAACACCTCTAGATTTAAACCCACCAGGAAGATTAGCAAACTGTCCAGCATCGACAAGGTTACGTACAGCAGAAGTTGCCGTTGCTGTAAGATTACCTAGGAAATGGATGAAGCCAAGACCATAAAAACCGAACCCAGGAACAAACCTGTAATGAGTAAACCACATAAGCTTTTCTTTGCGTGGGTCATCTTCCCTCCAATTACGTCTTATACAAAGTACCTTTCTACTTTGTTCATCAATAGAAACAATATAAGGTAAGGCTACTGTAAGAGGATTTTCATCCTCATCTATCTCTTCTTCAATCTCTAGATAACAATGCTGCTCCAGAATAGTATATTGAGGTTCGTCATCATAGTTAGGCTCAATCCCCATAATCCTATCCATCTTTGCTTTAATAGGTGTAGGCTCTACTGGAAGAGCCTCTGGTAGCCCTTGATCGTCATAGTGGTCAATAGTGTACATCCCTGCTTCGATGTCACGCTTGAGGTCGTTAGGAGAACGATAGAGAACATGAGTATAACGCTCCGCACGTTTAAGATCTGAAGCAAAGTTGGAAACATAAAACTGGTCGATAGGAACAAACTCACTAACCGGACGTTCAAACGACATATCAAAATAAATCTTTTTAAAAGCCGAACCAAAGATTGGAAGGTTAAACAACATTCGTTCCAATTCTTCAAAGTATTCTGCCATTTGATCTGTCAACTGGTAGTTCATGAAGTTCATGACACGGGTAGCTTGACGATCCTTTTCAACATTAGGACTACCAACTACCTGTGTTTTTACCGGCCCTTTGGAAGGAAACAATTCCTGGGTTGCTTTTGATTGGAACTTAACGGCTGATTCAATTAACAAAGGATGAACAGCAGTACCCC